TCAGCGCTCCGCTTCGTAAGCGGCGACGCCCGTCCCTATGGCACGCCACTCATTCTGCGGCATGCGCGCGTCGCAGATGAATACCTCGACTTCGCCGCTTTCCTTCGGCTCCGCCGGCCGGATCGCTGCATGCCGGAGAATCGTCTGCATGTCTGGGACGTAGCTGCTCTCCGAGCCGTGGAATGACCAGATGCCGAACTTCCCTGCTCCACCCACCTGGTGGTCGAGTTTCACCGACCAGCCCTTGAATCGAATCACCAGCATCGCCCTGCTCCGTAGGAAAAGGCCGTAGTCTACTCCTAATTCTGACAGGCCTGGTTCGCAGCCAGGAGTTGCGCCTCGTAACCAATCCGCTGCCGCCGCTCGGCCAGCAGCGCACGGACCTTGGTCTGTAGGTCGTCGCTCTTCTTCAGCCCAGCCGCTGCCCAGGCCGGCACTTCTACCGCCGGCACTCGGCACGGCACCGCCACCGGCACCTCTACGCGCACCGTGCGCGGCTCGGCTTCCTGCCGGCCGGCGCATCCCACCAGCGCGACAATCATCAGCATCAGCACCACCCTCATAGACCCAGCTCCTGATCGATGACCGCCTCGGCGGCCGCACACTGCTCACCGGCGGTTCGCTGACTCAGCAGGCGTTGGGCTCCGGCATACTGCTCCGCGGCCTGCTGCCGCCCCCGATCCACAGCTTGCGCGGCATCCCGGGCGCGCTGCTCGCCGGCCAGGCGGAGCGCGGCAACCTGCCGGACCTGCTCCGCCACTGCGGACTCCAACTCTCCCCGGGAGGCACGGCAGGCGACCAGATCCGACCGTGCGGCATCGAGCTGCGGCCGGTAATGACGTGCGCTGAGCCAGACACCGCCGGCGGCGCCGAGGCCAAGCAGTAGCAGGCAGGCCAGCGCGACCGATAAAGCACGGGCGGAGATCACGACAGCACCCTCTTCGCCCGCTCCCACAGCGCCAGGCGCTCCGCCTGGCCGTTGAGCCCACCGTTGATGCGCCGAGTGATGGCGGCGAACTCGCCGCGGTCGGCCAGGTCGTTCAAGCCGTGACTGGCCCACCACCAGGCCGCCGAGATCGCCGCCCACTCCGGTTGCTCGAGAAGCTCGGGTTCCTGCTCCAGCGGCTGGCCCAGCCCGGTGCCGGCGGCGCGGTAGTTCGACCGGCCGGTGATCTGCAGCAGGCCGCGCCCGCGATACCGCCAGCCGTCGCCGGAGGCCTCGTCGCCATTGCCGTTGCGCGAGGCGTAGGCGTTGTTGGCGATGGCTCGGGGGTTGCGCGCCAGGCGCTGCGCCAGGGCGTTGGGCTGGCCGTCGGCGCCGAGGTACCGGCTCGGCCAGGTCGCAGCCAGGCCACGGGCACTGTAGTTGAGGTTCTCCACCAGGTGGGTCAACTGGCCGCTTTCGTGGCCAACTTGGGCGAGGAACACCGCCGCGCGCACAGGCGACGTGATACCGAAGCGCGTCATCCCGCGGTTCAGCGCACCAACAAAAACGCCGGCTCGAGGGCCGGCGTTCGGGAGGATATGCAGCAGTTGCTGCTCAGTGATAGGCATGTGAGCTCCAGAAACGACGAAGCCCGCGCAGGGCGGGCTTTCGTTCGTCGATAGGTGTTGTCAGGCTGGTAGCTGATCCGGCAGAGGATACCTGGCCTTGATCTCCTCGACCTTGGCGATCCAGGCAGAGTAGTCCGGCTCGGTGCCGGCCTTGATAGCATCGAACTCGGCCTCGGTCTTGAGCGGGTCACTTTCCAGTCGGTAGGCATTTGCCCGCGCCGCGGCTGCGGCATCGTACTCAGCCTGCCAGCGTTCTTGCGCCTGCTGTTCAGCGGTCTTTACCTTGCTCCAGTCGATCATCGCGGTAACTCCACCGGGCCGGCGGCCTCGATCAGCAACGGTTCAGGGAAGCGAGCAGCGGCACTGGACTCAGCGGCCAGCGGGAACCGCAGGATCAGCTCCAGCCGGCCGGCACGTCGCAGTGCAGGACCAGCGAACCACTCCGACCCGATAGCCTCGGCCGGCAGTTCACCACCGTCCGGGAGCGGTGTGAAGTCGAACACCTGGCCGTTCACGATGAGCACATCGCCATCTCTGCTCAGTGACAGGCGCTCGTCGCTGCCGGGCAGTGGTGCGTACGGTGACAACTTGATGATCATCAGAACCACCTCCCGATGGCGACGACCCTGTTATTCCTAGTCTGAGCGCCTGACGTGAATGATGCCGACGATATGCAGAAGAACCCCACCCCAGCCGTACCCGCGGATGGATTGAAGTAGGTCGCTCCCTGGTTTCTCGCCGACACGCCAGAGTCATAGTCTCCACCAGCACCAGAAGCGGAGACAGCCCCAGCGATGGGGTACGAGGAACTAAAGCTCGCCGGATACGACCAGTTCGCACCGACTGATGAGACCCCAGCGGTGAATGTGAGAGTGTTCGTCCAACAAATCTGCGTCCCATCCGCGAACCGCACATACTCCCCATTCGCGTTGCTGCCGCGCTCAATAATCGCACCAGACGGTATGCCGCTCGACTGCGAAACGGCGCCCAGAATGCTGTCTCGAGAGTACAGCGCGCCCGAACTACCGAGCGCCTCCCGTACCGCCGCACTGCCGAGGCCGAGATCCCCCCGCGCTGCCGCCGCATTTGCAGAAAGCGCCCAGGGCTTGATCCCCGCCAGGGTTGCCCCCCACTGGTTGGCGATCAGGTTGAATCGATCCGACAGCTCCTTGTCGTAGCCCAGGATCGGCGCCACCGCATAGGCCTGGCCGCTGGCCGTGCTGCCCTGGTAGTTGGGCTTGATCGAGATGACCGTCGAACTGGCGACGTTTGTGACCTCGTACCAACGTCCATCGGGTCCGCGAAATGCGTCGCCGACTCGGGCATTGGACGAGAACTGTGTGCCGGTACCGGTAACGGTCGGGCTATTTGCGGTCACCGCCACGGTTCCGGTTGAGTACCACGCCATAGAGTTCTCCTGCTATGCAATGGCCAGAAGAGGCCATGGGAAAGGTGTTCGTATTGCGTCTTGCCCAGGTCCGCCGACTTGAACAGTTGCTACGACTGTGTTTCGGGCCGAAGTAACAAACCCAATGGAGCACTCTCCAGTATCACCTTGGGGCGGTTGCGCCTGTACATTGAAATGACTAACCAGAAAATACCCATCAGTCCCATGCGGCCACGGTGCAGACCATGAATGCAGGGTGTAATACCCCAGATAGTTACCATTCGTGCCGTAATAATTCAGCATCTGGGTACCACTTATGAACCGAACAAGATCCCTGTTACTGTCAAATACCACTCTCGACTGATTGTCGAATATCTGCATCCCCCATCCTCCAGTTTTCGGCATGAACACCGCGCATGCCTTCCACTTCCCTCCCAGTACGACGCCGCTTGTATCTTGAAATACCTTCACGTAGAAGCTGAAACCCGTCCAGTTCCCAGCCGAACCAGCATGCTGGAACATCGTTATGTGATGCGAACCATTAGGGCAAAAGAAAACAAACGGTGGGAGCGGGCTCTGCACCGGAGATGGGTACGAGACGTTGATGATCTGGGCATTAGTGGCTGGATAGGTTCCAGACGCAACCAGATGCAGACAAGGGTGGTCCTGATCGATTATCACCTGACCGGCATTCCCAACAAATTTCGCACCGAAACTCATGAGAACATCACCGCATATAGAGTGTAATTCGCTGTTACATCACCGGACCAACCAAACGTAATAGTCGAGCCGCTAATGGTATGCCTGGGAATCCAAGATCTAGAATCCGGCGTATTGCAGACGACAAACATGACACCTTTAGAACCGTCGAACCCAGGGACCGTAACTGAAAGTCCCTGAGGAATGTTCCCCAAGTCCCGACGATAGACCATCCTCAATGAGTAATTGTTGCTGTCAAAGAGTATTGAGCCGCCGGCCGAACGCGTTCTCATTCCGTAACTCATACATCAAGATTCCCGATCTGGACTCGAAGCACCAAGTTTCCGTCATACACTTTTATTGCCTCTGCCGTCTGACGCATAAACCCTCCCGACGTTGCGCTGTTCATTGTGAACGTGCCGCCCTTATCCAACTTCCACAGCGGCTCGCCGTTGGCACCGAGGGCGGTCGACTGAATCACGTTGCCGATCTTCGCGTTCGTAATCGAACCGTCCTGAATCATCGCGCTGTTGATGAACATCTGGCCTCCGACGATCGAGACCGGCGCCACGGTCTGCCCGCTGGAACTGTTGAACCAGAGGAACCGATCAGCCTGGAACGCCATGGTCGTCACGCTCGTACCGCTGTCGAAGCCCAGTTGCCAGCCAGCGGCGTACTTCTGGCCATTGGCATGCGCCTGGAGCTTCACGCTGTAGAGCGCCTTGACGTTTCCATCCAGCGAGGTAACCGCTTGAGATGTGGTCTGGATGTTCGCCTCGTTGGTATCGGTGCGCGCACTGACGGTATCCATCCGCTGCCCCAGGGCGCTGTCCGCGTTGGCGCGGACGGTCTGTTCGGTGCTGATGGCCGAGGCGTTGCTCGCAACCTGGCCGGTGAGCTGATCCAGCCGCTGGACGGTCACGGCATTGTTCGACGCAACGACCGACTCGACGGTGGCGATCCTGCCCTCCGCGGTCCCGGTACGCGCTTCAAGCAAGCTCGTCCGCTTCGCCTGCGCTTCATCCTCGTTCGCCCGCACGGTGACTTCGGTGGCGGCTCGAGCAATGGTGTCCCAGCCCTTCAGCGCATCGGCCTTCTCTCCGGTCGCCGGCTCCCGGCGGGCAGCAGCCTGCAGAACATCCAGGCTCGAAGCAGCCGCTTCGACCTTACCGTCGAGCTCGGTGATATCCGCGGTGTTGGTGGCCACCTGCTGGGCCAGGCCGTTGGCCGTCTCGATCGACTGTCCGATGTCGGCCCAGTAGGTCGCGTTCGGCGGCGAGGCGTTGAGCGGCACCGCCTGCTTCGCTTGATACAGCCGGTTGCCGACCCGCACGATATCGTTCTTCGCGTAGGTCTTCGTCGGGTCGTAGGCCAGCACATCGGTCAGATTGTCGATCTGGTCCTGCAGGCCACTGATATCGACCTGCATCTGATCGATGTCGGCGAAGAACTGCTCGCCCAGCGCGGACTCGACGTACTCCTTGGTGATCAGCTCGTTGTACTCGCTCGCATCCGTCGAGCTGATACCGTCGACCCAGGCCGACCAGGGGCCGACGTTGCCTGTCCGGTCGATCAGCCGCCCGCGGAAGGCCAGGCGAGCACCGGCCGCCAGCGAGGTCAGCGTGTGGGTGTCGGTCGGGTACGCGAACAAGCCCAGGGCAGTTGCGTTCTGTTCGCTGCCGCCCGGGGTAACCGACTGTTGGATCTCGGTGTAGGCGGTGTCCGCCGCGCCACTGGCCGGGAATCCCCACTCCAGGCCGATCTTCCACGGTCCGCTGGTGGTACGCAGGAACGCCAGCGCCGGCGGCGCGCCGGTCTTACCGCTGAGCTGGGTCAGGATCGAACTCTTCCAGACCGACGTGATGTCGAAGGCCGACACCGCACGCGCTCGCGCCAGATATCCACCTGCGTAGATGCTGGTCACATCGACGCTGGTGGTGCCGGCACGCGGCAGGCGGATCCAGTTGCCGCTGTCCTTCTTCCATTCCACGTCGTAGGCGACGGCGCCCTCCACTGCCGGCCAGGTGATAGTCATGGTGCTCACCGCCAGCCCCTGGTCGATTGTCCAGCGCGACGAGAGCGTGACGCTGGCCGGTGGCTGCACGGTGGTGACCGGGATGATGCTGATCGGGCGCTCCTCCAGCCGTGCGCCGGTATCGATGTGGTCGAACTTGCTCGGCTCGTACTGCAGGCCGTTGATGGTCCACTGGCCGTTGTCGTCACGCTTGGTGCTCATCACCCGATAGAGCTGGACAGCCAGGTCATCGGCGTCGAGCGCCCAGCACAGTTCCGGCTCCGGCGCCTCCGAGTAGGCCGCGGTGACGGTGACGGCCTTGCCGTTGACCGACTGCACCGTCCGGCCCTCGGCGCGCCCGCTCGGCAGGTTGATGATCAGGCGATCACCGGCCTTGGCTTGAGTGACGCGATCGAGCGTTACCACGCGGCCAGCAACAGCCGAGATCCGGCCGCCAATCTCGCGGCCGGCCAGCAGAGAGTCAGCCACCGGGATGATGTAGCCCGGCAGCGGAATCCGGCCTTCCATACCGGTGGCGAAGGTGATGGTGCGGTCCTGCACGCTGGTCAGCACCGCCCACTTTCCGCGCCGCTGCGCCTCGCTCTCTCGCGTACAGCCGATGGCAGACAGCTCAACCGGGTTGTCGCCATAGCGACGCAGCAACGGCGCGTCGGAATAGCCCGTCACGTCGGTGTCGTAGTTGTTCGCCGGGTTGTCGTAGCTGACCAGGGCGCGGCTATATCTGGTGCGAGCCGAGGCGGCGCCGTAGGTCATCTTCCCGTCAATCACATTCGCCCGGGTGAACACGTAGTCGAAGTCGGCAGTGCGCGGCATGTCGGCCTGCGACACAAGCTGGCCCTGCGCCCAATAGCTCATCCCCCGATAGATCGCCGCGATATCCCGCAGCAGCGTCCATGCCTGGGAGCGCGACTGCAGGTTCAGATCGCACAGAAAGCGCGGCTCCTGGCCGCCCTTCCCGTCTGGCACCAATTGGTCGCAATACTGGGCGATCTTGTAGAGCTCCCACTTGTCCACCATCCAGGGCTTGATCCGCTTGCCCAGGCCGAAGCGCGCGTTGGTGCTGATGTCGTAGGTGATCCACGCGGGATTGTTGGTCCAGGCGCTCTTGAAACTGCCATCCCAGACGCCGGTGTACGTGCGCAGCTCCGGGTCGTAGGTGGTCGGCACTTGGACCTTGCGGGCCTTGCACTCGACGGTGACGGCCGGAATGTTGCTGAACTGCTCTGCGCTGAACTCGATGTAGAGCAGAGCTGTGTTTGGGTAGCGCAGCTTCGCGTCGATCACCTCAGTCAGACCGGCGATCAGCATGGTGTCGGCGATCAAGCTGCTGTTCTGGTTCGGCGTGATCCGGCGCACGCGTACCTGCCAACCAGTGGTCGCCGCCGGCAGGTCGATGCGCTGGCTCCGCTCATAGCGGCTGGTGGTCTTGCCGTCGACAGCATCCAGCAACACCTGCTGGTAGGCGCCGCCGTCGGTGCTGACGTCTACGGCATACTCGATCCGGTAGCCGTTCACGTCCCCACTGCTCTCCTGCTTCTGCAGGGCCGGCCAGGCGAAGCGCAGGCGCACGGCGGACAACTGGGTGTTGGTCACCGAACGCACCCACGGGGTGTCGCTGCGCAGCTCCACGTTCACCGTGGTCTCGTTCTCCACCGAGGGGATTCCGGGGATGTAGTCCTGATCGACACTGCCGCTGCGCCATTCCCACTTCACGTTGGGGAAGTTGACGTTGCCGCTGGCGTCCATCAGCGGGGTGTTGTCCAGGTAGATGTCCTGGTCGCTCGGCCCCTCGGCGAACTCGCCCTCGCCCACCGCCAGCAGAAGCTTGGCGGTGGCCACCGACTGCAGGCTGTCGCGCGCGATCGACGGTTGCTTGGGCTTGCTGCTGCCGCCCTTGCGGCCAGTGAGGTGCTGCTGAACATCGGCGCCCATGCGTTTCTCCAAGCATAAAAAAACCGCCTCTTGGCGGTTGGTGTTGAACGGTCCGGTCAGATCTTGTCTTCGGCGTAGATCGAGGCGCTGATGATCGCGCCGCCCCAGCGCCTGTACCCATAGCAGAGCGGCACAGGGTTACCGCTGGCGGTGGTGTTCTTCGCACTGCCGAAGGCGTAGCTGGGCAGGTTCTCCGGGGCGGCTGACTGGCTCAGGCCCTTGGCTTGGGGGCTGAGCATCTGAGCAACACCGCCCAACGTCAGCGCCGCACCGATCTGAAAGGTAGTGGGTCCAGTCCAGATACTGGCGACCATTAGCGCCACACCGACGATTGTCTGCAACAGCCCTGCGCGCTTGCTGCCTGCGATCACCGGGACAATACGAATCTCCCGCGCTCCGCTCCCAGCAAAAGCATCCTCGCCCACATTCTTCCGATTACGGAAAATCGCGAACCGCATCCCCAAGGCCTGAAGCCTGGCGATCGCTTCCTTAAAGCCAGGCAGGGTATTTCGAAGAGCGCTGAACGCCTCATGCACCGACCCGGTGTCGAGAAATCGCGAGTGCTCGCGACCAAATTCCCGAATCAGGGGGCCTGATAGCTTGATGACCGTAGGAGTAGAATCGAGCATTTCACATCTCCATAAACTACAAGGCCGCCCGGAGGCGGCCTATCTACTTCAGAAGGAGCTGGGTGCGATCTGGAATCCGCCCATATCACCTGAAACCCTATAGCGCCTGTTTTGCCCAGGCTTGAGGTTGGCGGGCACTTCGCGCATGGCATTGCCGCCTATAGCGCACAGGCCATTACCATGTGGGTCATCGCCCATACCAACTAGGTGCTCGCCGGAAGGCACCGAAAGCCTTACCGTTTCACCACTTCCAATACGAGCCGCCAACTGCCCATCCCAGAAGATACCGAGATAGCAGCCAGAACCAAGAGCGCCACTATCACGAGTGATCTGCACGCTGGAATCACCGGACCCGCTGTAAGAGACACGTGAAGCCGGAACTCGCTCGGCGTTCTCGGCTGAAGTCTGGTTTGTGGAACACCCCACCAGCGCCATCAACATGGCCCACCCAATCAACTTCTTCATGGCTTCATCCCCTGGGATCCATTCCGTTTATTCGCCGCATCGACGACCTTCTGAATTCGGCGCTGCCGGCGGCCTTCGCTGTTCTTGTACATGTACCCGGCCACAAAGATTGCCGTGATCAGCCCTACCACCGCCAGCCAAATACCGTACGCCAACACACCCGCAAACAGCACCGCAAGCGTCCAGGGCGCGATCAATACAACGATCACCGCAAGCAAAATCACTATGAGCTTTTGCACTTTGCCATCCCGGCCAGCACTTCCAAACGCCGGAGGGTAGCACAGGCTATGCCCTGGCTTGACGGTGCCGCAGCACTAGCCGCGCCCGTTCGTGCCAGTTGCCACCGTAGACGATGATCTCGCTGGGCTTGCCGTAGAGGTGGTGCAGCAGGAATGGCCCGGCGCCGAAGACCTTGCTGTCCTCCCCGGGCAGAGCCGCGTCGGTACCGAGGTAGATGCCGGCGTGGTTCGGGTGCTGCGTGCGCCCGACCTCGAAGACGATCATATCGCCGCGCCGCGGCTGGTCGACCGGGCAGAACCCGGCCGCCTGGAAGTGCTGCTCATACAGGCTCGGCCCATCTGCCTGCTCCCACCAGCCGTCCTCGCGCGCGAAGCGCTCGAACTCCAGGCCCCACTCGCGCTGGTACCAGTCGGCGCAGACCTGCCAGCAGTCCCAGGCGCCATGAACGAACGGCCTTCCCAGCAGCGGGATGTTGCTCTGCGGCGCGATGGTGCGCAGGTCGCCCTCCGGCCAACTGAGGATGTGCCAGGGCAGGCCCGACGCCTCGCACATGGCGAGGTCGTGCGGTGACGGCCTGCTGGTGGCGTCCGGATGGCTGTGCACGATGGCCACCACCTCGCCCAGGTCTTCCGCCGCAGCGTAGTCCTCCGGGTGCAGGCGGAACTCTTCCCGCGGCTGGCTGGCCGTATTTCGGCAACGGACGTACTGCTGCCGCCGGCCGGCGCCAACCACCAAGCCGCAGGCCTCGCGCGGGTACTCCTCGGCCGCATGCGCCTGAATGGCGCTCAGGATCTGCTTACGCATGGTCAGCTCCGGGCAATCAGGGACACGGCCGGGAAACCGCCGAAGGGCAACTGATTGCCCTGCCCCCAACGCTTATTGCAGGACCGATAGAGGCCGGCACACTGGTCCTTCGCAGGGTCGTCGGTCGGGTTGTCGTCGATGTCGAAATAAGGGCCGGTGTAGCCGCAGTCGGGGCCACGATAGCCGCCGGTCATGCACCAGTGGCAGAGCGTGGTCATCTGCCGCCCGATCGCTTCGTTGCCAACATCGCCAGGGCTGGCCAGTTCCCACTCGACCACCTGGTTGTCCTCGCCGGTCTTCTGGTCGATGTACCAGATGCTGATCGACTCTTGCGTGGGGTCCGCATCCGGGTTGCCGTCGGGGAAGTTCTCCGCGTCCAGGAACTCAGCCAGCGTCTCGCGGATAGTCAGCTGGAAGTTGGCCAAGTCATCGAAGGCCAGGCAAAGCGCCGTCAGGCGCCCGCTGACGTTCCCCGCTGAGAACTTCGGGCGAACCGCGGTGCCGTCCCCGTTCGCCTCGATGCCGCTGATCTGTACTGGCCAGGCTGCGTACTCCTGACCCTGCCACCAGATCGACTTCGCGGGCAACTGATCCGCGTTGGCGCCGGCGGCGGCCAGCTCCTGCGGGGTGTGCGGAATGGCATGGCCGTGGAAGCGCAGCACGTCAGCGCCGAACTCGCTGCCGTCCAGCTCGAACAGCATGATCTCGGAGCCTGGCTCCAGCTTCTGGATCTGCAGAATGAGGTTCATGGGTGAAACGCCTGATCGAAGGTGAGCGACAGAACTTCAATCGAACCGGGGCGACGCTGCTTGCGGTAGGCCTTGCACGTGTAAAGGCCCAGCTCACCGCCGGGCGGAGTCCAGAGGAACGACCGATAGCCCTTGTGCCGACGGATGAAGTCGAGGATCGGACCCACCTCATCCGGAAGGCCGCCGAAGGTCAGCGACCAACTCTGGCTTTCACCGTTGAGTCCGTCTCCCGACTCCTGGGCATACCCATCGCCGAACTGCGACGTGCGAGTGCGCAAGGTGCCGTCGACATCAGCCCCGTCATCGGGCACCCAGGTAAATGTCTCGATTGCCATCAGCCCCTCCCGGCCGCGTTGCGGTAGCTGACGCCGCCAGGGCGCCACGAATCAGCGACGGCGCGCTCTGCCGCCGCCTTCATCTGCAGTTGCATGTTCTGCTGCAGCGCCTCCTGGTCCAGCTCCATACCTTCCGAACTGCGGTCTTCAACAGTGACCGCGACAGGCGCATTCACCTGCAGAGCGGTACCACCGCCGCCACCCACCGAGCGAACGCCCAGCGAGCCATCAGCGCCGCGAGCCAGCGGCAGGATCGCCTCCGGCCCAGCCTCGCCCATGATTCCTGTGCGCCCGCCCGCCATGCCGAACGCGGTCGGCCGGCTGACGATGGAGTTGGTGAAGGCCGCGCCGTTGGCGAAGAACTGCACGCCATTGGCCCAGGCGCCGCCGTCTGCCTGGGCGGCGGCCCAGTTCGCGTAAGCGTTGCCGGTGTAGCCGGAAGCCGAGGCCCCGGCCGTGGCAGAGCCCCCCATCCATCCGCTGAAAGCCGAGACACCCGCGCCCAGCACACCACTGAGAAGCCCCGTCGCCGCCTGCTGACTGGCAATCCGCGCCATGTCGTTGATCACGCTACTGGCGAAGTCGCGGAACTTGAATTTGCCGGTGGTGGCGAAGTCGGCCAGGGCGTTGCTAGCGGTGTTGAAGCCAGTGGTGAGCATGTCATCGGTGGCCGAAGCGACGTCCGCCGCGTCGGCCTGGATGTTCTGCCACGCCCGGCGTGCGCCGTTGCGGTAGTCCCGCTGAGCATCGAGCCGCACGCCATAACCGTCGACCTCCATCTGCAACTCGCGCGCCTGGAAGTCCGCCAGATCCGCCAGCCGCTGCTCGTAGGCCGCCGGGCCAAGGCGCCGGCTGGCGTCCTCCTGCTGCGCCTCCAACTCGCGCCGAAGGTCGGCGTACTTCTTCCGCACGGCGTCTAGCCGCTGCGCCTGGTCGCGCTCATCGTCTCCGAGGCCGATGCCGGCCACGTCAGAGTTGATCGCATCCTGGCGCGCCTGCAGCACCACCTCCATCGCCTTTCGATAGGCATCGGCGCTGTTGCGCCGCTGCTCCGCCAGCTTCTGTTCCTGCTGGATGCGCTTCTGGATCGAGCCGTCGGCATAGGCCTCGTTCAGGTTCTTGATGCCGAGTTCCATCTCGGCGCTGGTGATCTTGCCGGCGGCCTGCGCCTTGCGCAGCTTCTCCACGCCCTCGGCCAGGTCCTCCAGGCGCTTCTTCTCCGGCAGCGCCTTGTCGATCAGCGCATCCAGCGCCTTGACCTCATCATTGATCGACTTGGTATGCGCCTTCTCAGATTCCGTTGCCTTTTTGTTGGCATCTGCCTGCGCTTTCTTGGCGTAAGCGGCGGAAAGGATCGCAACCTTATCGGCCTCGGTTGCATCTTCATGCTCACGAATCCAGCGCTCCGCCTCCTTGATCGCATCGCCATTGTCCTGCAGAGCACCAAGCTGTTTCTGCAGAGCATCGAGGTAGGTCTGCCCGGCGCTGCTCATGCCGGTCTTGGCAGCGTTGTTGGCGTTGGTCGAGGCGGTATTTTCGTCCAGGGCGCCTGTCAGTGTCCGCACCCGCTCGACAACCGCCGACAGCACGTCGTCAGCCTTGCTGACCGCGCTCGACTGCCTTAGCCATCCGTTAACAGTTTCTTGCGGGATGTTGAGCCTCTGCCCGACATCGCGAAGTATGTCGGTCAGGTCCGCACCGCTATCACGAGCCTCGTTCAGGCGCTCAATGACGGACTGATACTCAGCAAGCTGCTGGTTATAGCGACCGCTTGAATCCCGCGCAGGCGCCGTTACGGTGGCGGAACGGATGGACTGAGCCAACTCGCCGTAGGCTTGATTGACCTGCTCAGTGGCAGTGAGCTCCTTGTCCTTCCAATCAAGCAAAGCACCTTCACGCTGGGCCCGGTTTAGCTTCACAAACTCTTCGCGGAGTTGTGCAACCGGCTTCGCCATTTCCTCCAGGGTAACGCTCGCCTGGCCCGCATTGTCTCGAAGCAGCAGGAAGCTGGCCGCCGCCGTGCCGGCCAGCAGTGCAAGGCCCATCGGCCCGCCCAGGATGCCAAGCAGGCCAGCCCCAGCCGCGCGCAGGCCAGCCTGAGCCGCGGCCACGGATGCCGTTGCAGCTGCCTCCCGCTGCCTCGCCTGAGCGAGCTGGATCGACATTTCGGTCTGGACGGCAGTACCGCGGGCGGCAATCGCCTCGCGCTCCGCCAACAAGGTCGCCGTCTGGGCTTTCCGCTGCTCAGCAATGGCTGCCTGAAGAATGGCGTCTGCCTGAGCAATCCGCGCATTCCGCTCAGTGAGCGCTCCAGCTGCGGACTTGAGCGTGGCGGCAGTGGCAACTGCTGCGCGCGCCGAGTAGAGGGTCAGCGCGCCGACAAGCGCGCCACCAACCAACCCGGCGAGCCATTCAACGTTATTCGCAACAACGCCCAGAGCACTGGCCAGCAGGTCTAGCGCTCCAGTTCCTTCCTCGATTCCGGCGGCAAAGGTGGTGATGGAGTTCTGGATGTTGACCAGAGCATCTTGCACGCTCACCGACATGTCGGCGGCAGCCTTGCGGTTGACCTCCACAGTACGCAGCAAGCCGGTGTTGATGTCGTCCAGCGACAGCTTGCCCTGTACGCCCAGCTTGCGGATCTCCTCCGCGCTCTTGCCGGTCGCGCTGGCGATCGAATCGACGATGGTCGGCATCGCGTCCTGAATCGATACCCAACCATCAGCCTCGACCTTGCCGGTTTGCAGGGCCTTCGAGTAGGCGCCAAGCGCCGAGCTGGCCTTGTCGGCCGACGCGGCGTTGGTCACCAGCAGGAAGCTGAAGCTGTCGGTGATGTCTAGGGTCTGCTGGGTGTCGAAGCCCAGCGAGCGCATGACGTCGGCCGTGCGGATGTACAGTTCCTGCGCCTCAGCCAACGGCCGGTAGGTCTCCTGCGCAGTGCGCAGCAGGTGCTGTTGGACCTCGTTGTACTCCTCGGTACTGCCGGTGGCCATCTTCAGGCGGTCGGCAATCTGACCGTAGGCGTCCACCTGGTGGATGATGCTGCCCACCAGGCCGGCACCGGCGATCGCAGCGAAGGCGCCACGGATCAGCGTGCCAGCCTGCTGGGCGCCCCGAGCCGTCCGGTCAAACGCGGAATCGACCTGAGCCAGGTTGCGGTCGATGCTCTGCGTTGTCCTGGCGACCACACTGTCCGCACCGGCTAGTTCCCGACGCAGTTGCGCAGTGGTGGCCTCCAGCTGAATCAGCATCCCCTGGACTTCTTGGTCGGACATCGTGTTCTCCGGGCGTAAAAGAACCGCCAGAAGGCGGCGCTATGGTTCCTGTCGTCCCCGCAGGAACGCTTTCAAGCGGTCGGCCACGCTGGCCTTCTGTTTCGGCGCAGCGTGCTGCTGAGCCTTGCCGACGCCCATCCAGTCCAGGCGGGCATCCAGCGCCATCAGGATCTGCGGGATGGGCGTTCGCCATGCAGTGTCAGGCGGCCAGCCCAGCCAGCCGGTGGCCACGCCGAACAGGTAGTCGACGTAGCTGCCATTTCTCACGGCGCTGTGCTGGCCGCCTCGAGCTTTCCCCGTTCGGCGATGCTCGGCGGCACCGGGCTCAGAAGGCCGGCGATGTAGTCGGTGAGCTGCGCGGAGACTTTGACCACGCCAGTCTCGAAAACCTGCGTGGCGAGGGTCGTGTGCTCCTCCGGCTTCAGGCCGGCGGCAGCGATCACGACATCAGCGCAGGCACCAATGCTCAGCAGGCGCATGGACTCCATCGCCGGGCGCAGGCCACCGAAGCGCGATTCGATCTTCAACGCAGCCTCCAGGGTCGGCTGCAGCGTGTAGGTACGGGCACCAATCACCAGCGTGACGGTGCCGTGCAGGGCTTCACTCATGGCGATCCTTTCACGGGTCGTTTAAACGACGAAGCCCGCGCGAGGCGGGCTTTCGTTCGTCGGGGCCAGATCAGATCGCAACCGGGATCTCGAGGATCTCGGTGTTGATGCCCAGGGTCACATTGCGGCGAACCACGTTGTCGGCGCTGCCAGCGGCCACGGTGTTGTTCATCACTTTCGCACCGAAGTAGAAGGTGGTGGGCGGCACCGCCGGCACCGGAGGCTCAGCCGTCGGGTCTCCCGGCAGGCCGTCGTTCAGGGTGATGCGGATGTTGTAGTTGCCCTTCGAGCGGTCGGCATGGGCGTTCTTGAGCGCCAACTGGCCGGCGTCACCGTTGTCCAGGCCGACAGTCAGCGTCATGTCGCCAGCATCGGCAGTGCCCTTGTACTTGCGCACGCGGCCGTCGCTCAGCGCGGTGAAGTTCACGTTGCTGAAGGTGTCGCCGAACTCGCCAAGGTCCTCGACCTCGCCGATTTCGACGTACACATCAGCTTCGTACTCGGTCTTGGTGGCCGATGGCTTCTTGGTGCCGATCGCGATTCGGCAGCCAGCGGCGGTGTTGAGATTGTCTGCCATGGGTTCCTCCATTGGCTCAGGTTGATACAGCTCAGGATGTTGTGATCACGCGCACCGTAGCGGAGCCCATGTAGGTCCGGCCGTCCGGTTCGCGATTGGTGTCCGACGCGATAACCCTGACCGACACCACGCGCCCTTCGTCGACAGAGAGGTAACGCTCGTCCAGCGCTGCATCGATCTCATTGAGGATGCGCCGGACCTCGGCCTGCCCCTGGTGGTCGCTCCAGACACTGAGATAGATCAGCCGCTGCTTGCGCTTGCGGCCGGCGATAGGACTGGTGTTCTGCGCGACTTCGCGGTCGATGGTCACGTACGGGTACAGGGTGTCATCCGGCACCGCGTCGAATACCGGGACGGTGAGCTCAGCGCTCAGGCGCTGGTAGATTGCGCGCTGCAGGGCAAAGCCTGGATCAGCCATTGAGCCCCCCCTTCGCCGCGCGCGCCAGGGTGCTATCGATGGCGCCGCGGATGATGATCCGGATATCGTCGCGGTTCATGTCGATGCTCGGCCTCAGCCAAGGATGCGCCGGACGTGCCGGAATATCCGGGTAGTAGCCGAAGAAGTTCTCGCCGTCCGACTTGTTCTTGGTCGCCCGACGCCCGAGACGATTACGGCCGGAGAGCTGGCTCCGATCCCTGTTGACGGTGTGCTCACCGCCCACCGCTCCAGCATCTCGCCGCCGGTAGACCGTGCCGCTATATCCCTTGGTGCCGTATTCCACGAACTTCAGGTAGTAGAAGCGCCGGTTATCGCGCTTGCCGATGATGCCAATCCGGGCATCCAGGCCGTTCCGACTGATCCTCACCTGAAGCGCGCTGGCTGCCTCGCCGGTGTCCCGAGGAATCATATTCTGCTGCGTGGCCAACACCAGGTCGGCAGCCTGCGCCATTCCCTTGGGCAGGTCGCTGCGGTCAAGCGCCGCGATCCGTCGCAGCACACCGCGCAGTTTGAAGTCACCCTTGATTCTTGATCGCCTGGCCATGACCCTCTCCTTTCCTCCCCCTGCGCTTCACCGTCACCGGCGGATCGACAACCGCTAGCACACCATCGTCGCGGACCAAACCTCGCGTCTCGAGCGACTTCAACATAGCTTCAGGAAGGTCGCTCAGATCGTCGCCCTCGCTGGCCGTGACGGCACCACTCAGGTTTCCAGTTGCTCGATATGCCATCTAGCTCACCTCGGCGTTGGCGAAACGTTGGAACACAGCAGCCGGAGCATGCTGCGCTTGTTGTCGGGGAGAACGGCATCGATCATGTAGGTGGTGCCACCATGGACCAACCGGCGCCCGACCATCAGGTCAGCCGCCGGTCGCGCACGGATCTCGGCGGTGATCACCGGCTGCAGCTGATTCGCAACCGGCGCAACCCTCCCCGTCGGCAGAGTGATCTCCACCCATACCCTCCGAGTCTCAACCCATACTTCGGAATGACCACCTCCTCCATCTGGCACCACCTGCAGCACCAATAGGCGCACGCGGTGCCGGAGCGCGCCTGCACGCATATCAGAACCTCGCGGGGACCTCGATCTCGGTCAGCAATGAGTCGATGAAGGACGATGGGAGCTCAGCCAGAATCGTCCCGGAAACCAGAGTTTCCCGGAACTCGTACGCCGTAGCGGCGCTCATCAGCAGCCACAACCTGACTCCCGGATAAGCAGATGTATCCATCCCTGCCGCATAGCGAATGCGAAGAACGCCAGCAGGCCGACCGCCAGGAAAGTGAAGAAAACTCTCTCGCTGCCCCTGCTCTAGGTAGCGCGGCACGTCGAGGTTTTCTCCAGAGCCATCGGCCGCTACTCGCTGAATGCTCAGGATCTCGCTGGCCTGCCCCATATCCAGGGCATGACCCGACGCATACCGCTCCGGCCACTCTTCCACGTATTCGGCAGGCCGCACTGCGGCCCCTGTCCTACCCTCGGCCTGCGCAACTACACCCGGGATGATGACGTGTTCGATAAGCTCAGGCTCCAAGTCGTCAATCTCAACCCGACAGTGACGCGCCACATCCTCCAACGTGATCGGTGGGGCTCCGGTGTATACAAGACGCCGGGCCATACTCAGGGCTTCTCGTCGCCAGCACCATCTTCATCAGGCACACCATCACCTAGGCCGGCCTGGCCATCATGGGGAGCCGCCGGAGATTGCCCCTCTCCCACCTTCTTCCCTGCACGCCCGCCGGCAACTCCGCCTCCCTTAGCGCCCTTGGCGACCGTAGTGCCCTTGCCGCACTCAGCAACACCGCCGTCCTCAAGATCCGCCACGACAGACTCAGGGAAGGCCGCCACCTCACCGGCGTTATACCCCCTCCAACTTTTGAGAAAGGTAACCGGAACTTTCTTCTCGCTCATTTCGTACACCTCGAATGGAGTTGAAAAATGGAAGCGCCCCGCTTCAGAGAAGCAGGGCGTCCGCTCACATACCGGCGCCCCACTTGACGGCAGTAGCAACGACCACCAGTTCGACGTGACGAGGCCCGAAGTCATGCTTGGCGATCACCCTGACCAGCGTCTGGTCGCGTTGGAATGCGCTCACCACATTGCCTTGCGCGTCCTTGTAAGAGGCTTCGGCACTGAAGTTGATGACCAGGCTCATGTCCTCGCCGATCATCGCGTCGGTGAAGTTGACGAAGTAGATTTCCGACTCGTCGCCATCAGCCCCCAGGTTCACCGGGATCTGGGTACTGAGACCGACCGGATACCCCTTGAGCATGCCGGCGTCGATCTCCGGATACGCCTTGTTGCCGTTGCCATCGCGCAGCGCCTGAAGCCAGCGCAGGGTGCGCGGGTGCATCAGCCAGCCGCAGCCGGCCATGTCGATGTATGCCGTTTCCACCCGGAGCATCATGCCGCCCAGGAAGAGATCGATCTGCTGCAGGTTCGGATCTACCGGCGCCGGCAGAACGTTGCCGGGAATCGCCCAGTAGCGCAGCCCCTTGGGCAGCACACCGGATCCATCGGAGCGAATGAAGTGCAGATCCTCCGACAGCCCCATGCTCACTGTTAGGTCGTTGGCAACGATCTGATCGACGCGAGGATTGACCCCGGACATGCGGATCAGATCGTTCGACACCGGTACGATGGCCGCGGCCTTCTTCGCCGACAGCTTGGTGTCGTCGAAGGTCATACCAGTGATCGGGATGTCCGTCTCGGTTCCGATGTAGGTCACCACGGTGTTGCCGGAAATACGCGGCATCGTGAGGTTGCCGTTGTTCAGCGGCACGCTTCGCACGCCCATCTTGCGAACGATGGAGCGCGGACGCAGGGACTCGATAACCTCCGTGGCCATATTCTCCGGCACCAGCACACCACCAGCACCAGGGGTGACGGTGCTGAGAGCCATCTGCACATCAGCGCCGTAGCCACCATCCTTCGCCAACTTGGCGGCTTCGCTCTGGTTGCCCTGGGTGGCAGCCAGCAGCCGTACCATCTGCGCTACGGAGGCGCCGGGCACCGGCCTGCCGTAAGGTCCTTCCACACGACCTTCCGGCGGGCCGGTGATACCCCGGGCGCTTTCGTTGACAGGTACCGCAGCAGAAGCGGCTGCGCGCTCGGCACTCTCCGCCCGGCTGATTTTGTCGGTCAGGGCGTTGATCTGGCTTTCCAGATTACCGAACTCGGCCAACTGCTCGGCGGTCAAGCTATCGCCGTCGGCCTCAATCTTGGCCAGCGCCTGGAGCTGGTCGTTCAGCTTGGCGCGTTCGCTACGCATTTGAAGAACAAGGGACATAGTGCCTCCTAGGCATAAAAAAACCCGCACTAGGCGGGCTGGTTGACTGCCGCGAACGCGGTCAGAGTTGCGACTGGATGCTGGCGGCAGCGGCTCGAATAGCTATTCGACCAGACTGCCGCCGAGCGCGGTTCTCCGCGACCGCCAGGGATATCTCATCGAGTGCATCCTGTGGGCTCATCAGCCGGTCAGCCAGCCCGGCAGAGATGCCTTGCTGACCGCGATACAGCCCCGCTTCGGTTGCACGCACAGCCTCGGCAGAAAGGCCGCGGTATTCAGCAACTGCACCGACGAATGCTTGGTAGCTCTCTTGCACTAGGTCGTTGAGGAACTTCAACGACTGCTCCGTCAGCGGCTCGTGTGGGCTCAAGTCGTTCTTGTGGGCTCCGGCGAAGACCGTAGTGACCTTCACCCCCAGCCCCTCCTCGAGCTTGGAGCGGTCCATGTGGCTGGCGATCACCCCGATGGATCCGACTCCACTGGTCTGACTGACCACCAACTCGCTGCAGGCCGACCCAATCAGATACCCTCCGCTGTAGGCCATGAAGTTGACCAGGCCAGTGATAGGCTTCTGTCGGGTCATCGCTCGGATGTCGGCCGCCAGTTCAAAGGCTCCTACGGCGGCCCCTCCGGGGCTATCGATGTCAAGCACGATGCGCTCCACGAGCGGATCGGCAACGGCCGCGCGCAACTGTGCTCGCAGGCCCTCGTAACTGGTCATGGTTTCGCAGGGGTCTAGGTGCGCACCGCGGCTGACCAGCACCCCCGCCACCGGGATGACCTCCACACCGGTTTTCGTTACCGCGGACCGTCGCCGCTCCTCGGCCTGTTCCAGACGGACCATCTGGTCTCCATCGTCCTGCCAAAGCCTGGCCGCTCCAGCACCGAGATTGATGATGTTCAGGTTCATAACCTGGTTCGCCCAGCGGATGCCGAGATCCAGCATGTCGGGGGTGACCAGCAGAGGCTGATTGAACAGCAGGCTGGAGGCTCGCAGATGTCGTTTCATTGACTCAAGATCCTCTCGATTTCGCGCTGCTGCAGCTCGAGCTGCGCCCGCACATTGGGATTGTTCAAATCGGGGATGCCCTTCCCGGCATCCACCATGTTCAGCGGCTGCAGGTAGATATCACCACCAGAAACCGGCGGCATGTTCTCCAGCCGCCGGATATCGTTGACCGACAACCACCCCCACTGCCGGCCAATCGCATAGGCTTCGTACCGGCTCTTCTGGTCACCGCGCAACAGGCCGGACAGGTTGAACTCAATGAAGTATCCGCGTCGGTCAGCCGGCAGCAGGAAGTCACGCATCATCGACTGTTCGTGCCGCTTCACCCAAGGCAGCAGGCCGAACACCACGAACTGGATCAACAACTGCTCGGTGGTGTTGTAGTTGGCCTTACTGAGGTCGTTCACCATCGGCAACGGGATCTTGTAGATCCGCGCCACATCCGTTCCAGATGCATTGAGAATGTTGATGATGTCGGCATCGACGTTCGTCATGCTGATAGGCTTGAAGGTCATCCCTTCCTGAAGCAACGCCACCTTCTTGGCGTTGTCCATGCCGCTGTACTTTTCGCCCCACTGGTCGACGATCCTGTCGATACTGCCCTGATCCTTGATCGCCGGTGCCTCTCTCGGCCGCTCAATCACCCCCGAAACCGAAGTCCCGTTGGCGAACGACTTGCCGGTGTACTGGCGCACAGCCTGAGCCAAGCCTATCGACTCGGCGTGCAACTCGATGGGCGAGAGTCCGGTGTAGTGGTTCAGGCTGTGCCAGCGAACGTGGTGGACCATGCGCATCGGCAACCGCTCTGCATAGTTGCCAACCTGATAACACGGCAGCAGGTCAGCCCCTTTGTATACGACCACCTTCTCGTAGCACAGCGGCCAGAGCGCTGTTACATTGCCGTCATCCCGCCGCTCCATCAGGGTGTAGGAGTTACCGCGCAGGCCGGCCGACATCTGTTCGCACTCACGCAGTTCGTAAGGCGTCTGAAAACCGTTGGGCTGATAGCGCAGCACGTCGTAGAGCGGATGGTTGACCGCCGGTTCTCGCTGCCCTTCACCCTTGCGCTGGTAGAGCTCCAGCGGTAGCTGCCCGATCGTCTCGGCCAGCAGCGTCACGCAGTTCTGCAGGATGGGCAGGCCCAGGGCTGTCTCTGGCGTTACCACTACTCTGCTGCTGGTCGAGTTGCGGCCCAGCATACCCCGCCAGAAACCGCTATCCGCCTCTACCAGGTTGCCTTTACTCGCGCCCAGAAGGCTGGAAAAGAACATGCTCAACCCTCCTCTTCCAGAGCGCGCTTCGCTGCCGCCGCACGGTCAACCAGCCTTGCGTAGGCCAGCAAGCAAGCCCCCGCGACGATAAAGGCCGCCGGGACGTTGATCAGCGCCACACCTGCCACCAACAGGGCAAAGCCCAGCAGGCCGGCCAGCCAGGCCAGAAGGACCAGTTTCATATGCCAACGCCTTGTTCATAAATTGATGTTCCGCCACCGGGCGGCACTGATCCGCTGACGCCAGTTGCGATGACAGCAGCCACGATGCCGTCGATACGGCCGTTAGACTTGATCTTGTTGATTTTCCGGTTATTCGCAGGATCCGAAGTCGTGACGGCATTCGCGGCACACATGGTCAGCACCGGATTCCCGTCGTGCCGGAGCGTCTCCACCACTCCGTACTCTTCAGGATCGAGGTCGATCACACGCCCGTCCGCATCCTCTTGGCTCTGTGGTATGCCTAGCAGACGCCGCTCGAACTCATCGACCGCCGGCCCCATGCTCTCGTAGCCCTGGCCGAACTTCACCAGCGTCGGCAACACGATGTCATGCTCGATCATGAGTTCCTTGAGCTCTTCGATCCTCCAGCGGTCATATCCGATCTGGTGCACATCGAAGAAGGCGCAGATCTTCTGCAGGCGCCGCAGCACATGCAGCTTACTGATGGCTCGCCCCGGAGTTGTCTCCAGGTGTCGCTCCTTGATCCACACCCGGTACGGAACTCGGTCGCGCCTCTCGCGCTCCTCCAACTCGTGATCAGGTATCCAGAAGTAGGGCAGCAACCGCCAATGCGGATCCTCCACGGTCGGGTAGAACAGCAACACGAAGGCCGTCAAGTCGGTGGTGCTGGACAAGTCCAACCCGGCAACCGCCGGCCGCCCGCGCAGGACCCGCATTGGAACCGGCTCGGCTGCCTGCAGCCACACATCACTACCAATCCAGGGGTTCTCGGCATCCGTCCACTGACAGAAGTTCAGGCGTCGCACAACCGCTTCCTTGGCCGGCAACCCTCGGGCAGCCAGGACCTGCTCGCGCAGATAGCGCCGACCTGGAATGCCGTCGGAACGACCCTCCGGAATGAAGTCCAACGAGGGGTTCACCTTCGGCCAGCAGCCCTCGTCCTTGAAGGGGTCATCCCCCTCATCCAGCGAGCAGATGAACGCGAACAGCGTATCGTCGACCGCCTCTCCACGGCATACCCGAACGCCCAGGTCGTGGTATTGGCCAGCCACGCTGTTCTTGTCAGACCCGCTGTTGGTGATCATCGCCACCAGGGCGCGCCGACGGCTCTTCGTACCAGCCCGCATCATCTCTACGACAGCGGCGGTCTTGTGCTCGTGCACTTCGTCCAGCAGTCCCATATGCGGCCGCGGACCGGACTGCCCGTCGTCGGAGCTGATCGCACGGAAGAAGCTGTTGGTGTTCGGGTAGAACAGGTTCCAGATCTTCTCGTTACGCCCGGACTGCTCGATCCGGGCGGCCAGTGAAGGCGACATGTTCACCATCGATACCGCATCGCGGAACAGAATCATGGCCTGGTCGCGCTTGGTTGCGGCCGCGTATATCTCGGCGCGCTGCTCACCATCGGCGACCAACCCATAGAGGCCGATCCCCCCGATCAGCGGGCTCTTACCCGACCCTTTTCCTGTCTCGATGTAGGCTAGACGAAACCGTCGGAATCCCTCCTCCGCGTACCAACCGAACAAGCTGCCGACGACAAAGGCTTGCCAAGGCGCTAGCAGAAATGGCGACCCTTCGTAATCGCCACCGTTAAGTCTTAGCACGTCCTCGAAGAAGCCAATCGCTCTATCAGCCTTGTCCTGGCACCAGACCAGCCCTCGAGCCGGACCCAACGCCAGGTCATTTAGATGGCGCTGGCAAGCCCCGCGCACATCCGGCCCGGCCACGATCTCACCGGCCAAGACCGCCTCGGCGAACGCCTTGGTGCGGCAGCTAGCTGAAGTATCTGTCAGCAGCGTCTCTTGCTTCATTGGGGAACAACTCGCCTTGGGGGGCCAACGCTTTCATAGCCCGCCGTGCTACCGGAGAAAAACCGAACAACGCACCAGCCTGATTCGCACGGCGCTCAGCATCGTTCGCCAGTTGCCGCCAGATGCTCAGTTGCTTGGCGCCCGTCTTGAAGGTCTGTACGTCACCAGAGTTCTCCATCTCAGCGTTCAGCTCGGTGATCTTCCGGCGAAACCGCACCCAATCACCCACCGCCTCGCAGTAGGTGGCCAGAGCCATCATGTCCAGCGTGCTAATCCAGCCCAATGCTGTCAGGGCCTCCACGACCCGATCCCACTCCTGCTCTCCTTCAGCGCTCAGGAAATCAGGTTTGGGCGGAGCCTCCACCGGGACAGCCGGCGCCCGCGCAGCTGCCTGTAGCGCTGCCATGCCTTGCTTGCTCGGGTCCCCGCGCAGCATGTGGACGGTGGCCGGCAACGGTGGCCGGCCAGAGTTGGCATTCCCCGCCATACTCGCCTCCTTTACAGCCCGTGCCAGAGCTTGGTTTCAGCCTTCCAGCCAGCGGGTCTCATGTTGAAACTCATACCCCCCACCCCCCATTTTTCCCGGCGTTGCGAGAGGCGGGGACGAGGCGGTCTAGCCCGCGCGCAGACCAAAGTTTTTCACCCCCCCCTGCCCTAGGGCCGCCGGTTCCAGTGATGTCGAGGGTCTAGCGGCACTCCGTCCGCGCTGCAGCCCGCCTGGCGGCCCGACTTCTCCAGCCGCTGCTTCACAGAGTCATGGCACAGCTTGCATAGGGGCTGCCAGTTCGACCGATCCCAGAACAGCCGCCAGGCAGTAGCGATGCGCTCGGCGTCGCCGCTGGCCTTCGCCTCCGAGAGGCGGTGTGGAATCCGGTGATCAACCACCACAGCACCGACGGCCTTGCCTTCGCGCTGGCAGAACACACAGAGCGGATGGCGCCGCAGGTAGTCAGCCCTAGCCTGTTGCCACCGATAGCCGTAGCCCTTGGCCGCAGACCCTGCCGGCTTAGCCGTCGGCGGCAGGCGGGACATCGCTCACCCCGATTCGCTTGGCCGCCCAGCGCTCGTAGAGCCCGACCGCGACCTCTGCACCAGCTGCTGCGGTCAGGCTCCCGATGGCCGCAGCCAGCAACAGTGCCGCACCGCACGCCATCGCCAGGAACATCACGGCGACACCGCACACGACCGACGCGCCAGAGCGCAGGGCCAGGCGCCGCAGCAGCACCCAACCGGTGAGCCCGGCTTTATCCGCACGCCACATTTCGCCACTGACTCCGCCCGCAGCAGCGAGCAAGATCAGCACCCAGATCGGCATTTCTGCCAGTGCCTGCTGTTCGTTCGGCATTTCGCCACCTCGAAGAAGACGCCCCTTCGAGAGGGGCTAAGCCAGCCGACTATCAGCGACCAGGAATAGGTGCCGGCTGACGCCGGCGCGGTGCCGTGACCGGGCGGGGAACCCAAGGCACCAGGGGGAAGCAGGCAATAAAAAACCCGGCTCGATGGCCGGGATTTGGTCCGCTTCATGCGTCTGAGTAAAGACGCAACTACACAAGAATGAGCACTTTTTACCCCCTGTTTGCAGTGGCGGCAACCAGAAACTATCGCCACACGGCAATAAGCGGGTCATGTACGGCTAACGTCCAGGTGAGAAACGGCAATATCTCATTCTGGTTACTCAGCGCCATAGGCGCTGTCCCACCTGCCCCACCTCTAAAATAGAGGCGGGGCACTCTAAACTATTGATTTACATATATTTGTCCCACTCCCCACCTAAAGTAATTAATAACTCACGTATACGCGCGCGCAAGCGCACGCTGCGCGCATTACGCGCACATCCGCAGGCACTACACGCACATGAGCAAACAGAGTCGAAAGGTGGGGAGTGGGACAGGCCCGGTAACTACGAGGCCTGTAGCTGTCCCACCTTGATAAACGAGGTGGAACAGGTGGGACAGACAAGAAAAAGGCGCGCTCAAGCGGCGCGCCTCATCAGTCGAGACTGAATTGTGTGATGCGCCACATGGAGGCGCAGGTAGTACGTTCGCATCGCGCACCCGCAGTGCCGGTACTTCTGCTCCGGCAGGCTGTCTCGGTTCAGGTAGTGCTCAACCACCACCTGCTTCTGCACCTCAGGCAACTGATTCACGATCAGATCTATCTCCGCCACTTGGTCCAGTAGCACTCGGCTACCCCGGGTTCCGCGGATCAACTCGCCCTTGGTGTCCATCAGCATAGCAATTATGTTCCCACCACCATACCCCCCGCAGCCAGCTCCCGGCGAATGCTGCTCCTCGGCCCACAACTTCAGCATCTCATCAATGGCCCTGATCAAAATGCACTCTCCCGCTGAACAGGCTGCGCCGCGGCAGCCATCCAATCCGCCGGCCTGGCATAGCCCCAAGGCCTGATACCACTCTTGGTGCGAGCCGGTAGACGCTCCCGACGCCATCCCAATCTATGCATGATCTGCCCGACCCGCGTCTGCTCCGGCTTGCCCCAATGGCCAAGGTCCAGATTCAGCGCCTTCTCCAGCAGCGTGTCAGTGGTAACCACCTTGTCCGGGTTCGTCTCCAGCCACTTGAGGATCGGGAACTCCCAGGCATCAGCCTGGTGTCGAGCATCCTGCTCGGCCACGAACCACGGCAACTCAGCTTCCTGCGGCCACCAAGGCTCACCCAGCTTGTACAGGTGCATCGCCTCGGCCCACAGCTGGTCGCGATCCGCTCGCAGCCCTTCAAGGTCCACGAAGGTGCACGAGACCGGCCAATAGCGCCTATTCCCCGTCGGGTCCTTCAGGTATTCGTCCTGGTTCGTAGTGCCGGCGAACACGCACTGACGAGGTACGTCAACGGTGCGCCGCGCGTAGGAGGCGCGGAAGGTGTCGAAGCTGGCCGAGAAAAACTGCTTTGCCTTCGTCGACTCCGCTTTGTTGAAAGCATCCAGCTCGCCCAGTTCGATGATCCACTTGCCCCTGATCATCTGGTACGCCTCCTTGTCGCCGAGCGGGAACGGAGTATCCATATACCACTCGCCACCAAGGATCTTCAGGGCCGTCGATTTCCCCTTGCCCTGGAGGCCTTCGAGGATCAGTACGCAGTCAGCCTTGGCTCCAGGCACCATCACCCGCGCAACAGCGGAAATCAGGTAGCGCACCCCTACAGCCTCCACGTACCCCGGCGGCGCAACCAGCGGCACCCCGCCCAAGCGATCCTTCAACCAGGTCCGCAACCGGGGCTGGCCATCCCAGGACAGCCCCTCCAAGTACTCACGGACGGGGTGATAGCGGTTGTCGTTGGCAACCACCGACACTCCCTCAAGCACCGAAAGGGTCTTGATCCGCAGGCCATACTCGCTGGCAAGCCATTGGGACGTGCGCATATCGTCCAGATCCGACCACTCGCCGGCCTGCCCACCGTATGGCGTGGCCCGGCGCTTGACCGTCTTCGCGCTGAATAGGTCCTCGCTGATGACCCCCTTCCAGCGCTCATCGTTGCCCAAGATCAAGGTCACATTAATCGGGTGAGGAATCAGTTGCCCGTTACCGGTGCGCTGCAGATAGTCCTTCCAACCACCGGCAGCAGGCGGACGGACAAGCGACATGACCTGCCGCCTCACAGCATCGAGCCCCTCCGCGCAATGCAGGTCATTGAAGTCCGTCCAACCGTCCTCGCGCTCGTCGGAGAAGATCGGCCAGACCACCTGTGCACCGACGATGGCGGCGGCAGCCTCGGCCTTTTCCCGGCCAGGGTTATAGGGGGTGACCTTATCCGGCCGTGTGGTCTTCCAATCGTCGTCGGCACAGATGATCAAGCCACGCCCTGGGAACCGCTCCCGCATGATCTCAGCCACGGCGAGCAGATTGCCGGCGTCGAATGCAAGAGCCACTGCCAAGCCGGTCGCCATGTGCAGGCTAGCACCGGTGGCGTACCCCTCGCAGACCAGCAGCACCTCACCCGGCTCAGGATGCGATCCCATCAGGTGGAATGCTCCTTCCTTCGCCATACCCTTCGGCCAATAGGTCTTATCGCGATCATCAAGATGCGCCTGGCGTTCAGCGAAGATCGCCTGCAGGCCAACAATTCGATCCGACGCATCCCGCATGGGCACCAACATTGCGTTCTTGCGCGGCGCATACCGTACGCCCAAGCCGACAACCTGCTTGCGCTCCAGATACCCGCAACGCCCCTTTTCCGGCAGCCTCTCGAACAGCGCCGCCGCCCGACGGGAAGCGGTACGCGCATCCCTGGCTTTGCGCTCCTCCTGCTTGCGCTTCGCCTCGGCCATGCGCGCAGCCAACAGCTTCTTCTCCTCATCGCTGAGGCGCACACCCTTGGATTTGATCTTCTGCGGCTCACCGACCCGCCAGTCGCCATACGCCCCAAAATAGAGGGTCAGCCCTTTCTCGGTGTAGTGCTCATGCACCACATACCAACCAGTTTTCGACTTCTGGCGCCCGGCCCCCGACCGACAGCGGACCAGTTCCCCGATCTTAAGCGGCGTCTCTGGCTCCAGGCCATAGTCCTGCAGTTGGGCCAGTACTTCAGCCAGTCCTTCCCCCGCCATGCTCAGGCCCTCCGCTTTTCAGCGAACGACTGGCAGTCGATGCAGAACACGCAGCCTGGTACAGCTACCCGCCGCGCCTCCGGGATGGGGTCGCCGCACCCCTCGCACTCGACCGCAGATTCCCGAAATACCGCCGGCCGCCGAGCGGCCAGAGCGGCATCCATACGATCCTGAATCAGGTCGTTGGCGATGTCAGCGAGATCAGCCACGCTCCACCTCCTCGGCTTCCTGTTCCAGGCTGCGCTCAAGCAGAAACAAGGCGCCATGCAAGCGCCGCAGCAACAGCTTTTGTTCGGCCAACTCGTTGGCGTCGATTCGGCCGTCGTTGGCCAGGTGCGCCGCAATGGTCTGGGTGAGCAACGACTGTCGCGCCAACGTGTCACCGATAGATTTGAGGATGGAGGCGGCGTTGTCATGCCCCTGGCCGAACTCCTCGGCCACCCCGCGAAGATCAGTCCAGGCCGCATCCCCGTATGCCTCGATCACCGAGTCGACAATGCGGGGATCGCGTGTCGCCTGCAGCGCTTCCTCGACCTCGTCTGGGCTGAGGATGTGGCGCACGCTGTGGGGGTTGAACTTATGCGCCATGGTGTTGGGATTTCGTCCAAACACCGCAGCGATCGCCTGGGCGCCACCAGGGTAGTCCCGTGCGGCATGGTAAAGAGAGAGTTGAAGCGGAAGGATCTGGCGCTGCGCGCGCTTTACGCTTGAAGCAGGTGCTCGGCTCATGTGGCAATAACCCCGAAAGTCTGCCAGTGACCGCCCTGCCATCTGTTGATACAGTTAACGGGTGGTCATCGACAGGTGATCACTCGCAGCCGGCCGATCTGTGGTGGAGAGTCCGACTGCGCCCCAATGGCAAGGCGCGCACTCCGTTGCTCGCCTTGCCGTTACAGCCAGGAACTCTGTGGTGGAGAGCCTGGCAACCCAAGGCGTCCGCGCCTTGGTTCGGGATGGCAGGGCCGGTCAGGTGCGGGTACGTGGTGTGCTCCAGCCTGACCGGTCTTGCCGCCCCACCCTCGGTGATGACGAGGGTCAAGCAGCCCGAGCTTCATCAGGCGGGAAGACATCATCCAATGTACAGGCCGCCCCTAAATGGTTGAGAGCGAGCACGATGGCTCGGCTGTCACTCAAACTGGGCACCCTTCGCCCCGCCTCGTAGTTACTGAGTCGCCCCTGCTCCCACCCAATGGCTGCAGCCAAGGCGTTCTGCTTGATCCGAGCCCGCGCTCGAAACTCAGCGATTCGGTTCATTCCAGATCTCCGTGATTCCTTCGCTGAGAATAATCACGATTCGTTTCTTTTGCAATACGTTTAGTTTTCACCCACCTAAACAGAGCGTGATATTTTTTCCGAATGACTACTCTCGGCGAGCGCATCGCTCAATTCAGAAAGAAAAAGGGACTCACCCAACTGCAGTTGGCGGAGCTTTGCGGGTGGGAGAACGGCCAAGCAAGAGTTGGAAACTACGAGCGCAGCCTGCGCGAGCCATCGATCTCTGACCTGCGCACCCTGGCAGAAGCTCTGGACACAACGCTGCTAGCCCTTCTTGAAGAAACTCCAACCTCCACATTTCCATCGCCGGACGACTACGCCCTAATCCCGCTCTATAGCGCGGCGGGTGCAGCTGGCCGCGGCCACTTCAACGACCACGTTGAGGTCAAGGGGGGGCTGGTTTTCAGGCGAGAATGGCTCAAGCGTATGTCTCTTAAAGAACAATGTTTACATGTTATCTACGCAACCGGCCATAGCATGGAGCCGGTCATCTCTGACGGTGATGTCATTCTGATTGACGAAAGCCAAAGAGAGCCAAGGGACCAAGGCATCTACGTCATTCGCCGCCCAGACGGAGAATTCATCATCAAGCGCCTGATTCAAACCGCCCTGGGAGGCTGGATCATCAGAAGCGACAACGATGACAAACGCCTTTACCCAGATGAAATGGCACGAAAGTCAGACATAGGCGATCTGGTGATCATTGGTCGCGTGGTATGGCACGCTGGAGAACTATAACGATTTGAATTTTTCAGCTTGACCAAAAAGAAACGATACGTGATATTTGCCTCGACTCTTCACCACAGAGACGAGGCAAGCCATGCATACCGCCACACTGCACTCCCTTCCGTCTTGCTCGCATGAACGGATATTTGAGCTCCGCCGCGCGGCAAGCGCCGCAGGCGTCCGCTACATCCCCAACAAACCACGCCTAGTCGGCACAAAGGCAGCTCCCTCCGCTCCATTTGGAGGTGATGCAGCATGACAAAGTACCGACTCCGACAACCGTCGTTTATCCGTCTGCAGGCTCAACTGAACCTAACCGGTACCTTCCACCTCTCGCTCGAGGACCAGGCTGCGCAGGCGATCGTTCACGGCAAGATCACTACCGAGCGCAGCGAATCCTCCGTGCGGATCGACCTTCGCATGGGCGACCAGCACCACAGCCTCTCGCTTCCTTCCTCCGGGGAGTCCAACGCCACCACCGTTGCGCAATGGCTGGAAGGAATCGCGAACGGCCAACACGAAACGGCCAAGTTCAAACCTACCCGCCGCTGGCGGGCGGCAGCGTGAGGTGTCGCCATGAGGGACCTGACCCTGCAGCAAGCCGCACAGCGGCTGGGCCTGACTCGCCCGGACCTGATAAAGCGAATGCGCGCCGCGGATCTCCTGAATGAACGGCGGCTGCCTGCCCACCCCCAACGCGACCACCTGTACCTACGCGAACACGAGGGCCATTGGCATCACCCCGAGCTTGGCCCGCAGTACAGCAGCTCAACCAGAGTACGCCCGGCGGGCCTCATCTGGCTGGAACAGAAGCTGGGCCTTGAGCGAGCACTGCCCCCGGCCGATCAGGATCGCCGCGATGTCGGCTGACGAAATCCGGCCGCGCGCCTATGCACGCCACATCCTCGCGCTGGAAACCAAGCAGCAGAGGCAGGCCGCACTGGCCGAAGTCCCCGAACACCTGCGGGAACTGACCCGAAAGCACGTCGAGATCGCGTGGAACCACCCGAAAGGAGGCAAGGCATGAAACGCAAAACGACCACAAAGCAGGCAGTGCAATCCGCGCTTGCATACCTACTGCGGCAGACCCTTCGAATAGCACGCGAAGCGGAAAGCGACTATTCCATCGACGATGCCCAAGGGCGCGCTCGCGGAGCAATCTATCTGGCCTATCACAGCGACGCGATCACCGGCGCCGCTTTCAACGCACTGATCAGCCTCGTACAAAACGCGACGCATGAGCGCCGTACAGAACTGATCTACGGCCAACCTCCATACACCGGCGCGAAATTCGCCAAGACTCTCCGCGACACTGCACAGGTTGCTGCATGAGCACTCTTCGCGAACACCAAACCGGGCTCCGCCTGCAACCGGCACCAAGGGCACAAACGGTTGAGCATCTGGTGCGCATCTTCGGCGACGTACTGGTTCCGCTGGATGCTCTGCGCGAACGCTGGTTTCGCAACCTCAACAGGGACAACTTCGGCAAGGCCGTACGGGACGGCCGGATAGCCTTGCCAATCACCACCCTGGATGACAGTGCGAAAGCTCACCAGTACGTCGAGGTGCACCAACTGGCGGCATTTCTCGAACAGCGCGCCTACCTGGCCGACCAAGACCTGGCTCAACGACTTCAACCCCAACCGGGATCAGCAGAGAGCTGATCCTCACTGGCCGCCACCACCGGCCCTCTCATCAATGGAGCACACCACCATGACCAGCATCGAGCAAATCATCTTGGGCACCACCACCGCGGGCGCACTGCTGATTCTTATCGCAACCGCCTATCTAGCGGGCCGCAAAGATCGACAAGCCGCCCTCGAGGAGGCAACGAATGCCGCCTACTTACGCGGCATCACTGTGGAGCGTGAGCACACCCGCGCCCTGCAGGCCGATATTGCAACTCTGAACCAACGCATCACCGAGCAAGCCAACACCATCCATCAACAATGCGACCAGGCCAGACACGACGACGAAGCGATCAGGCAGGCCCTGGACGACTATCAGGTGCTTGCCGCTCTCGCCTTGACGGACAGCGAGCTCGATGCCATTCGCAACGCATGCCGGCTACTCAACGGACACGCCCGGCGGTTCGCGAAAACCGGCACCAACAAACGCAACGCCGACGAGGCAGCTCAACAACAGCTCGCTGCCATCCTACACCGCCGCGCCGCCATGCACCTGACCGGCCGGAACATGGGCGAAGACGCACAGGAGGCGGCATGAACTACTCCAGCCTCTCCACCTACGACCTGCTGAAGCACCGCAGCCACCATGTTGACAGCCTGACCCGCCTGCGCCGCGCCCAGCCGCAATGGGACGAGGACGCTGCTCGACGCGCGGAAATCACGATGACCGATATCAGCGACCAGATCCGCGAGATCGATGATCGCCTTCGTCCGAGCGGCTGGGAGTCAGTCGACCTCGACTACTCCGGTAACACCGCACCGATGTGCATGTGAGGCAGCGCGATGACCACTATCCCGGCTAGCCGCGTAGCGGCACAAGACCAGGGCGCCGCCCTGGCACACGCCACCCACAGCACCCAAGCCCCGGCCGCGCAGAAGCGCGGCGGCGGCATGGCACGTCGCATCCAACTGATCGCCATCGCCCAGGGCCGCCAACCGATGCCCGAGGGTGGCGCTATAAAAAGCCACTGCTGCGCAGCAGCAGGCATATTCCAACCCAACCTTCAGCACACGCCGAAGGCACGCATACCCCACGAAAGGCTGCGCCGGGGCGCGAAGCACATAGCCACGCTTCGCTTAATGACTCGCTCGCCCGCGCAGCTTGTCGAGGGGGGAAAGCGCCCACCGAAGCCCACCGATAACGCACTGATCCGCACGCTGTGCGCGCAGATCCGCGAGCAGAACCAAGAGATTGCCGCGCTGCGCATTGCGAACACCGACCTCCTCCAGCGCCTGGAGAAAGCCGAAGGAGGTCAGACAAGCGGCCTCCCGCTGACCGTCCAACAAACCACGCAACCACTCGCCACCACCGAGGAAAAGCAATGAACGCACACCACAAAAACACGCTCCCGAGCGCAGTAGGCACCCCGTTCGAGGGCGGCTTCTACATGGGCCAGTACCAGATTCAGGGCGAGCGCTTCGCCCTTATCCGCGCGCCCAAAGCGCTGGGCTTCCACGCTCCGATCCACTGGGGTGAGTATGGCCTGCTGATCCCGGACGCCGATAGCTTCGTGGACGGCCTCGCCAACACCAAGGCCATGGCCGAAGCCGGCTCGAAACTGGCCGCCTGGGCGCTCGGCCTTTCGATTGGCGGCCACAATGACTGGTATCTCGGCGCCCGCGACGAGAACGAAATGATCTATCGGGTCTGCAAGCCCACCACCGATGAGAACTGGTGCAGCTTCCGCGATGGCGACAACCCCAGCAGCTTGCCGCCGGGCTACCCGTACACCGCCGTGGCGCCCGGGCAGAGCCCCATTGCCATCTTCCAGGATGGCGGCGAGGAGGCGCTGGAGGCCCGCAGTTATTGGACCAGTACGCAGTACGGCCCGGACGACGCGTGGATCCAGGGCTTCGACGTTGGCTTCCAGGGCAGCGGCGGCAAGGTCAGCGCACGGCCCGCTTTCGCCGTCCGCAGAATCAAAGTCACCCCTTGACCACTTCGCTTTCCTGCCGCGCGCCCCGCGAGCGGTCGGCTCAAATTTTTGAGGACTAGACCATGCAGAACGAAATCACTCTGGCAATCGGCGACACCACGCTCATCACCACCAACGCCCTGCTCGCCCGCCACACCTTGGAACAGGAAACCGGCCTGGTACCCAGCGGCAGCATCCAGGGCGAGCTGATCACTCTCGATACCCACCTCACCCCGCCCGCTATCGGCCAGCACTGGCACGGCCAGGGCGGCACTTACGTCGGCGTGATGCGTGGCGAAAATGGCGAACCGGATTACCACCTTATCGCCCCGAAGCATGCACAGATCGACTTGATCACCTACGGCGGCCGCGGCTACCGGGTCACCGGCGCAGATCACATTCGCGACGGCCTCGCCAACACCCGTGCCTTGACCGCTCATGATATCGATCACCCTGCTGCGCTATGGGCCACCGAGCAGGAAGCTGAAGGACACACGGATCTCTACCTGCCGGCCCGCGCGGAGGCGTACCTGTGCTGGGCACACATCCCTGAACAGTTTCAGGGCAAGGACTGGTGCCTCACCAGCACGCAGTACGGCCCGTACGGCGCGTGGATCCAGTACTTCGACGATGGCAGCCAGGGCAACGGCGTCAAGGGCAGCGCACGGCCCGCTTTCGCCGTCCGCAGAATCCTCATCCCTTCACCACTTAATGCTCTGAACAACTGCGCGCGCAGCGCGCAGTAAGCGAGTTTTCCAGCATGGCCATCGCCCAACACTTGCCGATCTACAAACGCGCCGGAGAACTGGCCCGGCTTGTAGCCGACCTCTCCAAAGGGTGGCGCCGCGACTTCAAGCGCACCCTCGGGGAAAAGGTGCTCAACGAGTGCATCGACGTGTCGATCCTGATCTTCCGCGCCAACACGGCCGGCGGCCAGGAACGGGTAGCGCACATCCAACTGATCCTGGAACGCATCCAGGTCGTCGAACTGATGCTGCGCCTCTCGGCCGACCTCGGGCTGCTCAGCGGAGCCCAGCACGGCCGAGCCATTGAAATCACCGACGACATAGGCCGGCAGGCCACTGGGTGGAAACGAAATGCCGCCGCATCGCCAGCCGTGTGAGCGCCACGGCCCTCACACCAGCGCGATTTTGATTCTGGTCGTGCCGCTGGCTCACAAGGCCACCGTCATGCGCACCAGGGGAACCACCGGGCATCGTCCCGGCAGGCCCTGCGCAGTCTCGCCACTGATCGGCCTCGGCCTTCGGCAGCGCGACGTAGATAGCACGACCTGGCGCAGAACGGCCCGAACAACGCGTGGATCCAGAACTTCGACGATGGCAACCAGAACAACGACGACAAGGACAACGCACGGCCCGCTTTCGCCGTCCGCAGCATCGAACGGCAACACCGGCGGCCATGCTGGATTTTCTATCGAGGCACTCATGCAGGCCTATTACGACTGTCGGCGCAGCAAGCGCAACAGCAAGTCGGCCCTTGCATTCGAGTTCAACCTGGAGCGCAACATCATGCAACTCCACCATGAGCTGAACACCGGCGCCTACCAACCCGGCGCCTCCATCTGCTTTGTCGTGACTCACCCGAAGCACCGCGAGGTGTGGGCCGCCGACTTCAGAGACAGAATCGTCCACCACCTGCTGTACAACCACATCGGCCCACGCATCGAGCGCTCCTTCATTGTTGATAGCTGCGCCTGCATCAAGGGCCGCGGCACACTCTATGGTGCCCAGCGCCTGGAGAAGAAGGTGCGCAGCATTACCCGCAACTGGAAACGCCGCGCCTTCTACCTGAAGTGCGACCTGGCCAATTTCTTCATCTCCCTCGACAAGCGGGTGCTCGAGCAGCAACTGGTCGCACGCATCCCTGAGCCAACCTGGCGGGCACTTGCCCTGCAGATCCTCTGGCACGACCCGCGCACCAACTACGAAACCCGCAGCCCCACCCGCTTGCTGAATCGCGTGCCGCAGCACAAGCGGCTCACCGCCCAGCCAGCGTACCTGGGCCTGCCTATCGGCAACCTGTCGTCGCAGTTCTTCGCCAACGTGCACCTCGACGCGCTGGACCAGTTCGTGAAACACCAACTGCGCGTGAAGCACTACATCCGCTACGTCGATGACTTCGTTCTGCTGTCCGAGTCTCCCCAACAACTGAATGCCTGGCACAACCAGATCGAGGCGTTCCTGGCCGACACGTTACATGCCCGACTCAACCCTGCGAAGACCGTGCTCCAGCCCATCGCCCGCGGGATCGACTTCGTTGGCCAGGTAATCCTTCCGCACCGCCGCGTCACCCGCCCGCGCACCGTGGAAACCGCCCTGCGCCGGGTCAGCACTGCTCCCGCCGAGCAGTTGCACGCAACCGCCAACAGCTACTTCGGACTGCTAGGCCAGGCAAGCCACAGCCACAACGATCGCCGGCAGCTCGCCAGGATGGTACAGCGCCGCGGACGGACGGTATCCGCCAACCTGCGCAAGACTTTCAAGGGGGCCGCATGAGCCAGAAGACCCAACCCGACAGCATGCCCTACGCCGAGGCGGTCGACCTTCCAGAGATCAGCGTGGAGCACTCCACCGAGTTTCTGACCGGTTCCGCACCGTGCGCCGGCGTATCCCGACCACTGCCCGCCGCCTGGCTAGGCCAGCGCGGCATCTATCGCTCCAGATTCGAAGCCGTCTGCAACGGAGAGCAGTTGGTGGATCCGCTGACGCTGGGGGAGTTGATCCAGCGCGCCTGGCCTTCCCCTTCGACGGAACTCGCCGAGCGCGGCACGCAGCACCGTTTCAGCACCACCGAACAGACCTGCCGGCACGACTTCTATGGCGTCTGGTGGAACGATAGCGGCGTGACAAAGACCGGCCGGGAGTGCCGGCACTGCGGGTTCTTCGTGGCGGACATGACCGAGGCGGCGGCCGAGCAGGCAGAGGCGGAGCGGCCGGAGGTGTTCGGGCTTGAGCGATACCGCGTAGAAAGAACTGGGCAGGGGTTCTGGCCATACTGCGTGCGTGCGGGGGATGGAACGCGTGAACTCTTCGTCGGCCACCTGAAGCAGTGCAAGCGGGTAGCGGCCCAATTGGCTACTGCGTTTGAAGATGGGAAGTTTGTCGCCGGGGCGCTGCGGGCGGAGAACACAAAGCTGAGCGAAGCGATCGACGAATGCGATGGAGACCGCTGGAAGCTGCGATCAGAGCGCGACGCCGCTAACGCTCGTCTGCACGAAGTAGCAACGGCCTGCGCTACGGCAGAGCAACAGCGCGACGCCGCCCTGGCCAGGGTCGCGGAACTTGAGTCCAAGCTGGCCGAACTGGAGAAGCAGGAGCCGGTGGCATGGGGCGCCTTCCATTTCGGCGGGAAGCGCGACGGCAAGCTGTATACGCACTGCGAAACTGAGGCTCAGATAGAGGCGTACATCCTCGACATGCACCGAAGCAGCGACTCATTGACGCTCAGGAAAGTTCCCCTCTACGGCGCCCCGGTCGCCCAGGCTGGGCAGGTGCCACAGGCATGGCTCGACGTGCAGGCAGAGCGCCGCCGGCAGATCACCGCCGAGGGATGGACGCCGGAGCACGACGACCTCTATTGCGCCGCCGAACTTCCGCGCGCCGCAGCGGCATACATCCTCAACGGAGCCAATGACGAAGCGCCCGCTATCTGGCCGTTCGTGGCGAAGTGGTGGAAGCCGAGAGACGCGCGTTCCAATTACGTGCGTGCCGGCGCCTTGATCCTGGCCGAGATCGAACGTCTCGACCGGGCAGCGGCGACTCAGGGAGGGCCGCGCGATGTGTAGAGCACTGACCGCCCTCGGCATCATCGCCGCCCTCGGCCTGGCCGTGGTGGGGCTGGTGGAGATATTCCCCATGCTCCGCACGCTGGCCGCCTGGCAAGCGAGGTGTCACTGATGACCACCCACTTTCCCGGAATGCCACGCTGGGTACTGATTAAGCGAGCCGCAGAACTTACCGGCTACTCCAAGGATGCAATCACCCACAAGGTCAAGAATGGTACTTGGCCACAGGGAAGAATCTGGAGAAAGGCACGCGACGGCCGCATATTCATCAACATAGAGGAGGTCGACAGGTGGGTGGAGAGCGCGCCGCAGGACGCGGCATAGAGGCGGAGCTAGCGAAGCACGCTGGAATAGAGGTACATGGCAACAGTATTCGCATCGTGTTCATGTGGCAGAAACAACGCTGCCGCGAAACCCTCGGTCTCCCCATCACCAAAGCCAATATCAAGCACGCCGCCCAGCTCCGGGCGGCGGTGCTTCACGACATAAAGATGGGGACATTCGACTACGCCCGGCATTTTCCAAATTCGCGGCGCGTAGGCAATCACAGCAGCAGCCGCGACGAGCGGCTGCATGTATTGCTTGATCGCTACAAACCGCTCAAGGCGGTAGATATCACAGAAGAGACCGAGCGCCGCTACAACCTGGCGCTAGATATCTGTATTGGCATGTTGGGCCGGGACCGACTGGCCACTGCTCTACAGCCCGAGGATGTTCAAAAGCTGCGCGTGGAGTTGATCGAGGACCGGGCCACGTCGACGGTCAATCACTACCTCGCCACTCTTGCAGGATTTCTGAGCTGGTGCGAGGCAAACGGATACTGTCGGCCGGGTCTCGCCAGCGCCTGCGTCCGATTCGAGATGACCGAGCGCGATCCAGACCCACTCACCAAGCTAGAACTTGAAGCTCTGTTGACCAAGGGCTGCTTGCATCCAATGGATAAGGCCGCTGTAACCCTGGCGGTATACACCGGGCTGCGGCCTGGCGAGCTGGGAGCCCTCGCCCGGGAAGACATTGATCTCTCGAAAGGGCAAATTTTGGTCCGTCGCGCGATCACAAGCACAGGCGCATTCAAACTACCGAAGACCGGTAAGAAGAGGACAGTGCTGCTACTCCCACCAGCACTAGAGGCTTGCCGACAGCTACTCACCATCGAACATGGAGTTCCCCCACAGACAATCACCGTCCAACTAACTCGCCATGAATCAGTACAGGAAACAGTCACGCCGTTGATTTCTCCGGCCACTCAAGCGCGGAAAAAACAGGTGAATCCGTGGTTCGTCCCCACGTCTTGGAACTCCAAGTGGGCGAACATACAGCGCCGAGCGGGAATTCGTCCGCGACGCCCTTACCAGACACGGCATACCTACGCCTGCTGGTGCCTGGTTGCGCGTGGTAATCTTGCGTTCATCGCCAAGCAGATGGGCCATAAAGACTTCACCATGCTTGTTCAGGTGTACGCCAAATGGATGGACGATGAGTCTCCCAACGAGCTACAGCACATCTGGACTGGTATGCAGAAAGCGTTCTAAATGCCCCAATTTTGCCCCAAGAATTTCAGAGATTAAGCCTAACTAACTGATGAATAAGGCAATTCAGGATTTCTCCCAGCACACGCCAATGATGCAGCAGTACTTCAAACTGAAGCATCAGCACCCCGACCAATTGATGTTCTATCGCATGGGCGACTTCTACGAGCTGTTCTACGAGGACGCGAAGAAGGCCGCCAAGCTGCTCGACATCACCCTGACCGCGCGCGGCCAGTCCGGCGGCAAGGCGATCCCGATGGCAGGCATTCCCTTCCATTCGGCGGAAGGCTACCTGGCCAAGCTGGTCAAGCTCGGCGAGTCGGTGGCGATCTGCGAGCAGATCGGCGACCCGGCCACCAGCAAGGGGCCGGTGGAGCGCCAGGTGGTGCGGATCATCACCCCCGGCACGGTGAGCGACGAGGCGCTGCTCGACGAACGCCGCGACAACCTGCTGGCGGCGATCCTCGGCGACGAGCGCCTGTTCGGCCTCGCCGTGCTGGACATCACCAGCGGCCGCTTCAGCGTCCAGGAGATAAAAGGCTGGGAAACCCTGCTGGCCGAACTGGAGCGCCTCAACCCGGCCGAGCTGCTGATTCCCGACGACTGGCCACAGGGCCTGCCGGCGGAGAAGCGCCGCGGCGTACGTCGCCGCGCGCCGTGGGACTTCGATCGCGACTCGGCGCACAAGAGCCTCTGCCAGCAATTCGGCACCCAGGACCTGAAAGGCTTCGGCTGCCAGAACCTGACCCTGGCCATCGGCGCCGCCGGCTGCCTGCTCGCCTACGCCAAGGAAACCCAGCGTACCGCCCTGCCGCACCTGCGCAGCCTGCGCCACGACCGCCTCGATGACACGGTGATCCTCGACGGCGCCAGCCGCCGCAACCTGGAGCTGGATATCAACCTCAGCGGTGGCCGCGAGAACACCCTGCAATCGGTGGTCGACCGCTGCCAGACCGCCATGGCCAGCCGCCTGATGAGCCGCTGGCTGAACCGTCCGCTGCGTGACCGCGCGGTGCTAGAAGCCCGCCAGGAGTCCATCGCCTGCCTGCTGGAACGCTATCGCTTCGAGAACCTGCAACCGCAGCTCAAGGAAATCGGCGACCTCGAACGTATCCTCGCCCGCATCGGCCTGCGCAACGCCCGCCCTCGCGACCTGGCGCGCCTGCGCGACGCGCTGGCGGCGTTGCCGGACCTGCAGAACGCCATGACCGAACTGGAAGCGCCGCACCTGCAGGCGCTGGCCACCACCATCGGCACCTATCCCGAACTCGCCGAACTGCTGGCCAAGGCGATCATCGACAACCCGCCGGCGGTGATCCGCGACGGTGGCGTGATCAAGACCGGCTATGACGCCGAGCTGGACGAGCTGCAGGCGCTGAGCGAAAACGCCGGGCAATTCCTGATGGACCTGGAAGCGCGCGAGAAGGCCCGCACCGGCCTGCCCAACCTGAAGGTCGGCTACAACCGCATCCATGGCTACTTCATCGAGCTGCCACGGGTGCAGGCCGAACAGGCGCCGGCCGACTACATCCGCCGGCAGACCCTGAAAGGCGCCGAGCGCTTCATCACGCCGGAACTGAAGGCCTTCGAGGACAAGGCGCTATCGGCCCAGAGCCGCGCCCTGGCCCGCGAGAAGGCGCTCTACGAAGAGCTGCTGGAACGCCTGATCGGCCACCTCGCTCCGCTCCAGGACAGCGCCTCGGCGCTGGCGGAACTGGACGTGCTGGCGAATCTCGCCGAACGCGCGCTGAACCTCGACCTGAATCGCCCGCGGTTCGTCGAACACACCTGCCTGCACATCGAGCAGGGCCGCCATCCGGTGGTCGAGCAGGTGCTGGAGACACCGTTCGTGGCCAACGACCTGGCACTGGATGCCGACACCCGGATGCTGGTAATCACCGGTCCGAACATGGGCGGTAAATCCACCTACATGCGGCAAACCGCGCTGATCGTGCTGCTTGCGCACATCGGCAGCTTCGTTCCGGCTGCACGCTGCGAGCTGTCCCTGGTGGACCGCATCTTCACCCGCATCGGCTCGTCCGACGACCTTGCCGGCGGCCGCTCGACCTTCATGGTGGAGATGAGCGAAACCGCCAACATCCTGCACAACGCCACCGACAAGAGCCTGGTGCTGATGGATGAGGTCGGCCGCGGCACCAGCACCTTCGACGGACTGTCGCTGGCCTGGGCAGCGGCCGAGGACCTGGCCCGGACTCGCGCCTTCACCCTGTTCGCCACCCACTACTTCGAGCTGACCGTACTGCCGGAAAGCCAGCCCGCGGTAGCCAACGTGCACCTGAACGCGACCGAGCACAATGAACGCATCGTGTTCCTGCACCATGTACTGCCGGGACCGGCGAGCCAGAGCTACGGCCTCGCGGTGGCCCAGTTGGCCGGCGTGCCGACTCCGGTAATCCAGCGCGCCCGCGAACACCTCAAGCGCCTGGAAACCACCAGCCTGCCGCACGAGATGCCGAGCCAGCAGAGCGGCAAGCCCGCCTCGCCGATGCAGAGCGACCTGTTCGCCAGCCTGCCGCACCCGGTGATCGATGAATTGTCGAGGATCAGTCCCGACGATATCAGCCCGCGGCAAGCTCTCGATCTGTTATATGCATGGAAGATGCGGGTCTGA